TAGACTTAGCAGCACCGGGGTTCTTACCTACTTCCTCGAAGCCAGCTAAGTCGATGGCTACTACGTACTCACCGTACTGAGGTTCCTCTGAGGTCTTTAACCATTCCTCTTTGAATACCTCTTGTCCAGCGTTGTCGAAGTTAGCTAAAAACTCTTGCTTAAACGCAAAGCTGCTTAATGTCTTCTCAGCTGCTTCAATCTCTTTTGGATCAATTGTCGGATTATCAAAAGTAGTCTTATGCCAGCTTTTCCAATCAATGTCGTTCCCTGTTAAACCTGTTTTGTACAGGTCGTAGAACCAGTTACGTCCACTAGGAGAACTGATAAACCAAGCTCCACCTTTCAAGTCAGACAAAGCAGGTCGAATAATCCTTGACCAGAGGTTGTCATCTTTGATAAACGCAGCTTCATCAATAACAGCAAAGTGCAGCTTCAGACCACGAAGGGTGTCAGGGTTCTCAGCTGAACGTAAGTGAATCTTGATACCGTTCACCAATGTGATATCTAACGAGTTCACATGAGCAGACTTGATTACTTCTCGTCCTTGTTCAAGAATAGCTTCCCAAGCAATCTGTCTAACTTGTGCCTGCGTGGGGCCAACATACAGAACAGCAGAGCCAGCAGGAGCTTCAAGACCAGCAGCGATAATCTTTTTAATTGAGAGATTTGATTTACCTGTCCTACGCCCAGCGGCAATTACTTTAAAACGCTGAGGAGATTGCCAGACTTCAATCTGCCAAGGTAAGAGTTGCCAATCTAAATTAGCCATGGTATCTGTTACCTTTACTCATGTTCTCGGTAGCAGGTACAACTCTTAAATTAGAAGGAACGTGTAAACCACATACATTTTCACCTTGAAGAGGGATGACATGATCTACATGCCATTCTTGCCCACTCTCCCGTGTACGCATAGCTGCAACCTGATAAAGACACCTAATATGCAACTTGTCGTGCTTAGTAAGCCACGCTGGAGTGCGTTGCATCTTAGCCGTGTGTCGCAAAGCGGTGTTAGCGTTTACTTTACCTTTGTTATTTTTCTGCCACTCAGAAGCGATCTTTCGCATCTTGTCACGGTTTTCAGCTGCGTACTGAGCCATGTACTTCTTACGTGAGTCTGAGTTATTCTTTTCTTTTTCACATTCAGTACAGCAACCATTAACAGCCCGACGAAGAGCTACATGTCCTTTTTTACAAGGCTTGCCTGTAAAGTAGTGAAGCTTACCTTCAGCAAGGGCTTCTTTACGTTTAATTAATTTCATTAACAATCCTCAGAATCTTCACGATATTCTACATCAGAAATATCTAGATTGTCAATTGTTTCTACTACAGGTTGTCCAAATGAACTAATGTTAATAGAGATAGTAGGAGAGTTCCCACCTTGTTTAACCTGCTCAAAAGACGACACAGGGATGATACGATCAGTGATGATCTTCCATGCAGCAGCTTGGTTCTTATGTTCGTTGTCTAAAGCAGCATCAAAAATAGACTCCAAGACTTTAGCACTCTTAGGTGAGTTGAGCATTCGAGCTTTATACTCGTTGATGATTGCAGCATCACCAGCAGGACGACCTCTTAACTCACGACTACCTTTTTTCTTGGAGACAATATCTGTTTTCTTTGGTCTACCCCTCTTAGGTTTAGACACTTCTTGATTCTGATCTGTCATGTTTACCCTTCAAGGACATAGACAATACATCTACTACATGTAGACAATAAATTGACAAAGAACTATAAAGTAACTTTATGTTAACTTTAATGTAACTTGTTTAAAGTATAAATAAAGTAAGTTTATAATTATAGAGTAGTAGTATTTATAAATACCACACTATTGTTAATACACCTTGGTGAACACCTTAGTCACCTCAGCTGAAACTTTAAAGTCATCCAGTATAACTTCATAGAGCATTGTACTCATGTGTTTCTCAAATGTCAAGCTTTATTTGCATCTTTTATGAACTATTTTGTCTTCTATCTATAGAGTGCTCTTGTGTCCACTTTCTAGGTCTCAAGAGACCCTCTATAGGGCTCCTGTGCACAGATTAGAGTCACCTTTTATGTTGTATTAATACCACAGTCTATCTTAGTCCATAACTTCTTTGATTTACTTAGACTTTTTAGTCATTAGGTCTTCTTTCTCCATTGACTTTTTTGTATGCTTTAGAGGCTCCCACAAAAGTAATACTCACTAGCTACCCCCTCCCCCCATCACTAATGACTCATCAGTCAGTAACGAACCTTACAAAGCTTACAATACTTACAAGTCTTACATTCCTTACAAAGCTTACACGTGAGGGGCAATGTAGCACCTATTTAGATAGACCTATCAAGCAATCTTCATGCCAACTCAATGCACTATCAAGGTGCAATAATGCACCATCAAAGGGAATCATGCACTATCATGAGGCGTTGTAATGGTACAACACTGTACATATTAGTATTACATTTAAGGCTTATAAGATTACAATGTAAACTAGAGTATTACAAAATAGACACTGGCATGGTATCTGCTAAGTAAACTGCATCATCAACTCACCAAGTATCGGAGCACTTATCATGTCACATAACACACAAGACAAAATTATCTATGTATTAGGGTTTATCGCTATTCTAGTTGTCTGGATGACAGCTTAACATAGACACCTTATCAACTCACCAAGTATCGGAGCACTTATCATGTCAGACAAAATCAAAGAACACATTCAACACATCGTCCACACTATCGAGCATGGATTCGAGGGTTACATGGAAGATAACGAATACGATGAAATCCGTGATGTATACGAGTACTTACAAGACGTACTGGATATCGAATACATTGTCAATTCAAAGGGCGAATACTTAGGCGCTCGCGTGTTAGTTGCCTTTGGTGGGCCTAATATCTGGATTAATACACGCACAAAGCAGGTCGAAGGCTATTGGTGGGGCGATTCATGCCTCATGTCTTACAGTAACGATGAAATGGGCTTAGATGAGGCATTGTCTGAGCTTTGGGCTACACGTTAATCAAGGGGTTTAACATGAAAAAGATTTACATTGCCACTGGGTATAACTCTTACACTAATCAAGCGCTATTAAAAGCTTTCACGTCTCAGGCGGAGGCGGATAAGTACTTAGAGGGCCTGACTGATCCTAGGATTAACGTAATGGGGTATAAATCAACCGCTGACCTAGTAAACAAACTTTTAAAGGTAAACTAATCATGAGGCTTTATCACGTCGTGGTCATTGTCACTGACCCTAAAATGAAAAACTGTGGTGAGACTGTGTTTATGACACGTACACCAGTAACCCACGATCACGGGTGCGTAATTCTATCTAAACTCACTCGCTACCCTTGGCGACGTGAAACACTGTTGGAGGTTACACAATGACAATTCCTGATGAATGGCTAAAGGATGGGGCTATTGTGCCCGTAAACAATGAAACAGTGGCTCTGTTGATTCAAACCCTTAAAAACGTACCCTCATGGGCAACAGTGTCTCAGTTTGATGAGTATTCTGTACACGTGAGGTTTAATGTCTCAGTGCCTTTTGCATATAAGAACGAAGATCGGCTAATTTCTATCCTACACGGTGGAATTAACGCTTCATTGTGTGATTTATTCAGAAAACATAACGGGACATACACAAACCCACGAATTGACCTCAACGGAAGGACTGTATCATGCTAAACAATAACGAATTTATCAGCTTAGAGCGCCGTCTATGGGCTGAAGGTAATCCACTGTGTGATGAACTTGTATCAACCCGTGACGAATTGGTACACTTACTAAATGAAGCCAAGAAGGTAATGGAAAAGTACTCACCAGTACTCAGTAAGCTAGCGCCTAGTGATGATCTAGATTTCTATCGTGAATGGGATAACTTTGGTGACACTTTGGACAATATTAGCTATGACTTAGGGGTTACAGAATGACCATAATCTTTGTCTGTTACTTTGTTGATCTAATCATTGAAGGGATTGTTGTATGAAAACAACACATATCCATAATTGGCCTTTCCCTGCTGAATGTCCACCTAAGCCGTGGACACCTGAGCAAATAGAGGAATACAATAAACAACAACGTGAGAAGATCCCTGAAGCACCCATGTGAGGCTTCTTGTAAGTTTCGTGTAAGGTTCATATGCTAAAGTGTTACTCTTATATTTATAGGGGTTACTTATGGCTACGAATAAACACAGACAGGAATTAATCAAAATGCATCATCAC